TTGAAGGATCTGCTGATGGATATATATTGCCATTTCTAGTAGCTCCTGAAATATCATACCCTAAAGTAGAATAAGTAGTTCCAGTAATATCTTGTTTATTTATTATTTCTAACTTAACTACAGATTGTACTCCTTTTGTTTGTAAGAGAGTAATCATAATTTCTGATAGTATAATTGGTTGATTTATTTGCCAATTGTCTGTATTGAAATAATTTTTTAAAGCATTAGAACAATCTTGTAATACAAGTTGATTATTAAATCCACCTACTATAGTAATATCGAAATTAATTCCTATATTGATATAAAAAGCATCTTTAATATTAATAGCATCAGTAACCATTCTATATTCATTCAAATAAGTAGCTAAGTTTTGCTTTAATGTAGTTGTAGCTGCAATTAAATTTTTATTCGAATTGTAGGCTAAAATATACATATCTAATGCTAATGGATTAGAAACTGCTGTTGGTGCCGTTGTAAATTGAGGATTAACACTTAAATCTTGACTAACATATACTTTAGAAATACTACCATAATCTGATGGTAATGAAAGTGCTCTTACAATATAATCATTTTTAGTTACAGCACGTAATTGAGATGAATGAGCATATAAAGCATTATTTCTAATTTCTTCTATCTCATCAGCACTTCTACCACCTGAAGATGGTGTTGGATTTGTTGATACTACACTATTTTTAACAGTGTCATCTGTAATTCCTGATTTAAAATAAACTGCTGAAATATCAATGTTTGTTAAATCATTAGCAGGTACATTTGAAGTTATACCACCACCTGTTAAGTATCGTACGGTTAATATTGTATTAGATGGAGCTAATCCATATTCTTGAGTATAAAATATAGATGTTTGATTGTAATTATCTAATAAATTTGATATACCAGGTACTAGACCTAATTGAATATTGTCTGGAGTTGGGATAATATTATTGTCAGATTTATTAGATACACCTGCTCCAAATTCTAATTGTAAACTATTATCAGACAATAATCTTGAAACAAATCTACGTGGAGCACGTTTTAATTTCAATAAATAAGGAACTTGATCTGAATTGTATGTTGGATTAGCTAGCCTATCGTAAATTGTAGATTGAGCTAAATAAGGAACTTCATAGTATAAATTACCATTACTATCTGTTACATCTAAAATTTGTAAAATGTTAGAATCAGTAATATTAACTGTAGAAAATTTAGTTGGATTACTAAAAGAAAAAGTAGTTGATTTAATTTCGGCTGATATAACAGGTATTGATTTTTTTACTAGAAAATTACTTGTATCATAAAAAGTAATTGTAGCATTTGTAAGGTCACTAAAATCTACTTGTTCAGTAGTTAGAAATTTAGTTCCTGTAGATACTGATGTTAATGTAGTATTTGTAGGAATAATTAATCCATAATTAGTATCAGGAACAGCAGCATTATTTATTACTGTAGAAGGCATTAATTGAAATATATCTACTATGGTAGAAGAAGCATATGATGCTTTAGGTCTATAACCTAAAACATAAGACATAGCATATAAATTTTCTTTTTCTTTAGCGTATAATAAATAGTTTTCTTGTACTTGGTTATCAAGGTAAAATGACATTACATCACCAACATATGAAGCCATTTCAATAAACATAGCTCCAGGATTAGCATCTGAAAAGTCATTATATGCTGTTGGAAAATATGTTTTAGCATAATTTATTAAATTAGCTTTAAATGTGCTAAAATCTTTATTTAAATATGATATATTCTTATCTTGGGTCATTATTATATAAATTGTACAGTTACTTGATCGGGTTCGTTTGAAATTCTTAAACGATAATTTACAGTTACACTTAAAGTATTAGAATCAAAATCATTTTTAATATCTATATTACCTAATTCTACTTCAGGAATAAAAATACTAATAGCGTCTATTATTTTAATTCTTAATAACTCTGTACTATCACTGTTCATATTTTCAAATAATGATTTTCTTAAATCTGCTCCAAATTCAGGATTCATTATTCTTTCACCTTTATCCGTTAGTAATAAATTAATCAAATTAGATTTAATTTGTTCTTTAGTACTATATGTTTTATTAAATACGCCTCTAGCATTAAAAGGCAATGATACCCCAATTACAATATTCTTTTGTAAATCTAGTGGATTTACTCGTATAGTTTGAGGTATTGGCATATTATCCTAAATTACTTAATCCTGCTTTATCTTGAGCAGTCATGTTGTTTGCAGCATCTGCTATAAAAGCAGCAAATGGATTACCACCTGTATTATCTACTTGCAAGCCACCTTGTTGTGGTATTTGATCATAACCTAACATAGATCCCATTTTACTTGCTAATTGGGCGCGTAAAGCAGGGTTAGGTGCTACATCATTACTTGTAAACGACATTGTACGATTTTCACGCAATGCTTTTTTGTCTTGTTTAGCCATATGCTCTTCAAGAATATACGGTAATTCTTCATGAATAGCATCAATTACGGCTTCTTTAATTAATTTTTTAAATGCTTTAATGTTCATAATTATAAATATTTTATCCTTGTAAATTTTGATTATCAATTTGTAATTTCAATTGACTTATCAGTTGTTGTGGGTCTAATGTAAATGAATAATCACTTTTTAATTGTTCCAAACCTTTAGTATTAACGGCTACAGCATAATGGCGTTTATTTCCTTTAACTACAAATTTAGGATCATCTTCTTTTTTAAGAACAAATGTAAATCCTTTGTAATTTCCAATTATACTGTTATTATTAGTAGGAAGAACTCTATTAACAAGACCATTCAATGTTGATAAAGAGGAATTATCAAGAGTATCTTGTAATGAAGTTGTACTTACTCCTGGATTTTGTTTTGCTAGTAAGTTTAATAGTGTTGTTGAATTGCGTAATCTATCAGCATATTCACTATCAGATTCACCTGATCTACGATTAATATCAGATATTGGATTTTCGCTAGATAATGTAATTTGTGATATATAATCAAACAATGAATTGTCATCTAACAAATCTAATGTTTTATCTTCAATTTTTTGGTTAATTTCACGTAATTGTCTTTTTAAATCTTCTAATATAGCAATAGCAGATGTTAACATTGGTATTAATATAGAAACTGTTATACCTATACCGTCACGAATTTCTTTAGCATTGGCCCATTTAATAGTTGCTGGTTTAGCAAGAATACCTAATGGAGATGGTACGGGGATTATATTTAAAATAGCAGTTAATACTCCAAATATTGTTAATATAACGTTTAATGTTTGTAATACTTTTAATATAGCTCTAATTCTATTTTCTTGTCTATTTATAGTACTGATAGCTCCATTTCTAGCTATCCTAGCTTGGTTTAATTGAGGTAATGTTACTGCGTTATCAATAATTTCATTTGTTTTATCTACTAATTCTTGAAGTTCAGCACTATTAGCTATAACTTTAATTAATTCTCCTGTTAATAAAGATGCTGTTATTTGTACTAAACCCTTAAATACATTTTTTAATAACTGTTGGACTTTTTCAGATTTATATAACTGTTTTAAAGTTTCTCTATTTAATTTTTTTCCAGCTACTTTTCCTTTAAATTGAACATAGTCTGTTTTTATTTTAATAAAAGGATCTAGTAAAATTTTTTGTAACCTATCTTGTAAACCTTTTAAATTTTTATCAATATTTGCTTTTTCTTTTTCATAACTAAAGTTTTCTAAAGCAACAGCAGCTTGATATTCTTCATCTGATAAAGTAGGAGGGGTTTCAATTACTCTTCCAAATTCATATGTTGTTGTACCTATGTTTTGTTTTGATAGTTCAAGTAATTTTTTAATATGGTTTTTTTCAAATTCAATTTTTCTTAAAATTGTTTTTTGAATTTCATCTTTTAATTTTTGAACAATACCTAATGCAGCATTTATAACCTGTTTTTTAGCATTATCTAATAATTGTTCTCCAAAAGATTGTGGGTTTTGGATTTGTGATAACGTATTAGTTATATTACTAGGGACTAAAGATGATATGTTCGATTGTAAATCAGCCATTATATTGTAAAGGTTGTATTTGATTTTAAAGTTTCAATCTTATCATAAAGAGGTTTTAACTGAGCTTGTAAAGCTTCAGCTGACCCTTGAACTTTAGCTAAGGGACTACCGCTAGCATTTGTAGAGGTTGCTGTAAGAGAAAGTGCAAATGCATCTAATGCTGATATTAATGATAATAAAAAATCCCCAGTTTTTGTTCCTAATAGTAAAGGTTCAGATGCTGGTATATTATCAAAACGGGTTCCTAAAATAATTTTGGGATTAGGACCTTTAGGAACAGCATCTCCTTTGACGTTAATATAAACTCTCCCACCGTTTAAATTGATATAATTATTTGTACTAATTTCAACATTATTCTCAGCAAATAACATTATATCATCAAATTTAGAATTTAATATAATTCTCCCTGCGTTCAATATTACTTGAGACTCAGTATAATCAGAAATACCTAAAGGTAGTGTTAATGGATTTATAGGATCCTTTATATTATTTTTTAAAGAAATACTTTGATTAGAAGTTAAATATATTGAAGAATCATCTTCATTAATTTGTTCAATATAAAATTCTTTATCTTTATTATATTTGTGACCGTTAGAAATAATAGTAATAGGATAACCTTCAAGTCCAATATCAGACCATTCATTTCTATTTAAAGCTACTCTTACAGTAGTTCCAAAACGAATTGAATTTCCTTTTCTACCTTGTATTATATGATCTCCTTCATAATTTAAAATATTTCTTATATTAGAATCTTCTAAAAAAGTTTTACCTAATGGGGTTTTTTTATTTGCTGTTTGAGCATTAACTTGGCTATCATTCCATAAATTAATAGAATTTACATAATATTTTTCTGGTGCAAATTGTACTATTTGTGATGCTGGGGATGGTAATTCAATTATATATACTAATTCTCCTAATAAAGGATAATAACAAAATTGAGGGAATAATGGTTTTGCAATATCACATCTATCTAAATAATCATCTGGATTTGAAATTTTAGGATCAATATTTTTTGATTTATTATAATCTAAATAAAATATAGTTCCGGGTGAATCAAATCCTCCTACTTTTTCAAATTGTTTAGGGGATGGTGTATTTTTTGTAGTAACAACACCCATTACCTTACCTACTTGTAAAGCTGGTATTTGTGGAATAGCTGAGGTAGTAGATGACTTACTAGTACCTGCTGTTTGATTACTTATACCTGTTCTTATTGATAAAGGCATTACTTAGTAGTTTCGTATTGAAGTTGTTGAGTTTTAGGAGCTTGTTCTAATAACTTTTTACCTTCTTCTTGAATATCTTTTTGCTCAGCTAATAAAGCTTCAATCTCACTCATATCAATTAACGAATCAGCCGATGAATTATTAGAAGATACTGCACGTTGTGCGATGGCTGCCATTTTAATTAGTTGTTCATTATTCTTTACGTTAACATCAATTAAATCTTTAACAGTAGGCATTAACATTACGGCAGAACCCGCGTTAGATGTTGCCATAGGTTTCATAGTATCAATAAACTCGCCGATTTGTTTATCAATATCCTTATTATTCTTGTGTATTTGTTTAAACAGATCCGATAAAGATGTATTACCGAATATTGTTACGTCATCAAAATTAGCCATAAAATGCGTTTACGTATAAATATAAGTAATTAAATTTTTATATATCCGTGCTCGTAATATTCATTATATAGTCGAACACGTAATATATCTAACTTTTTAATAATTTTAGTAATCTGGGGGGTAGATACATCTGTCATTTCGCGTATATAGATGTATAGAGCCTTTTTATTGAATATTTCTAGCGTTTCACGCTTGCGAAATAATTCAATGATAGCATCTGCTGTCTGAGCATCGTGTTGTTTAGGAAATAAGGTATGAATATGTTTATCAATATACATTATATACTGATTAATAAATAGATTTGGAGAGTGCATTTCATCAATAGCATCCATTGATTCATGTAAATGAGTTTTATCTTCATCTATATCTTCAACATCAGCTTTTTCTTGTAACTTTTTATAATTGTTTTCATTATAAACAATAAGGTAACGTTTAGCAATAGTTCCAAAGTAACTAAATGCTTTACCTTTTTCAGCCTTATATAAGTGTAATTTTTCAAGCAAAAAAGTAATAACTTCATGCTTTAGTTCCTCAATTGTATCAGTATCAGT